ATATCCAGTATAAAGTTCATTACCTATAAAACTATCATGAGTGCTATACATTGTACCAAGAATAGGACTCGAAGGACCTGAGTAAATTCTTGGATTCTGATTTAATAATGTTGACAAAAGGGTGCTTCCTGAACGAGGAAGACCCGCCATAAAATAAAAAGTTTTCATTCAGTTTTATAATGCAAGTAGAGCAGTTTTTGCTTCGTTGTATTTTGTAGTTGCTTCGGTTCTTTTTGTTTCAGCGGTGCTTGTATCACCACTCATCTCAGCAGTCATTGCTTCTTCATTCAATACATACGAAGCATCTAATGGTGTCTTCACTGTATTATACTGTGTTTCTGTCAATTCTTGAATTGCTTTCTTTGAACCAACTGTGATATCAACGATTGATGTGCTATCAGGAACTCGTGCCATACAAACATCTATACCGTCAGCATCATGCATCCATATCTGGACATCTAATCCAGTAAATTCTGCTTCTGGATGTCTCTTATCAATAGTATTAGTGGTGGTAAGATAATCTCCAGAGGTTGTAGATTTCCAGTAATGTTTTAAATATTTCATTTTAATTGTTGTGGTTTTATCAATATTTATATCACAGGAACTCCATATTGTCTAGATAAATTTTCATTAACTTCTTCTAGTGATGGAAATCCTTTGACTTTAGCCCATGTTACAATCGAATATCTTTTTCCTCTTGTAACTGGTTCAACTCCATGTAGGTAATTATGATTGGAAGGAAAGGTAACGAGCATGCCAGGTTTTGGCCTAACCCGAATGTTATGTTCTGGAAATATAAAATCTCCACCATCAAATTCATCATTCAAATAGAATACAAATGATAAATCTCTGTCTGTTGATTTCTTCCAAATCTTTTCTCCAGTTGGTGCCATCCATATACTTTCACCATCCATATGTGGTGAATAGTGTCCACCAACTCCATAAGATAAAACTTGTGGAACTTCACTACTCTCAACTTCAAAACCATAAAAAGGATTTACAACTTCTTTGACTGCGAATTTAAATAAATCACAAATTTTTGGAAACAAAGGACCCATCTCAACTATCTGAGTGTCTCTGACTTTCTTATCAACTCTCCACTGAGTTTCTCCTGTTCGATTTGTTTCATCTGGATCAAAAACAGAGAGATCTTCCTTGTCAGCTTTCTTAATATAATCAACCATCTCTCTTAAACCCTCTGGGTTTATTACGTTTGGTCGAATTAATATATTTGTCAAAGGATTGTCTATCATTATAAAATAAACGTTTTAACTATTGTAGCACAAATTAATTGGGAAATCCACTAATTGTAAGGACTGCCAGGTGTCATACCACCATCAGCAGCACTTACCGCACGAGTTCTAGTACTTGCATAAGCAGCAGGAAAACTAGTTGGACCTGATGGTGACGCTGCTACAGTATCATTGGCATAATCTACTCGATAAATGCTACTCGTATAAGTACCAGGATATATATCACCCGTTCCCATATATCCATAATTGTCATTATGACTTGTTCCAGTTCCAAAACCAAATGATATTGGGGAACTACCTTTTTGAACTGATGTAGCAGTATCATTTGCATAATCAACACGATGAGTAGATGTTCTTGCAAAGTTAGGGTTTTCTTCACCAGGAGATCCACCAAAGTATGCATAATTTTGATTACCAAAACAAGAAGGCCAATCTATTCCACTATCCATGTTTCCTTTTGGTGATAATGCTGATGTATCACTTCCGTAATCAAGTCTAAAGGTGTGAGTTTTGTTTGGCGAACCTCCTACTTTCCAAGCGTAACTTTGATTACCAGTGCTTCCTGCTCTGAGAGAAGTATCTCCCCCTGTTGATCTTTGTGATGCTGTTGCAGTATCATTTGCAAAATCAATTCTATCAACTTTGCCTCCAGGATAAGTAGTAACTATCCATCCATATGATGGAGTATGTAATCCTTGCCCAGACATTGCGAGGAGTGCCTCACTTGTTAAATTACCTTTTGGTGACGTTGTTGATGTATCACTTGCATAATCAATTCTTTTGATTGTGGTGGCTTGGTTTGGATCGTATCCACCAAGAAGATATCCATGAGTTTCACTACTTGTAGATGCCTTATTTGCAGAGGTGTCATCAGGTCCTTTTGATACTCCTGTCGCAGTATCATTTGAATAGTCAATTCTTGAAACTGTGCTGACACCAGGTCCAGCAACAACATATCCATATCCAAATGCTGATGGGTATAGTGGTAGTGGTGTTGGAGATGGGAATGGTGGTTGAACTGGTGCTGCGATTGCTGGTGTGGGAGAATTTTGAAGTGCATTTTCTTGAGCACTTACCGAAGACTGTCCGTACAGTGAAGTAGTTAAATTACCTTTTGGTGATGCTGTCGCAGTATCAC